GATAGTGGTTTGTCTGGACTGTACACGACTTTACTGTCGCCCTTGATATGCACCTCATGTCCATACCTATTCTCTTTATACGTCTTCGCTGTGATTACAGGCTCACGCTTTCCGCTTTTTGCGTTGCTTCGTATTACGTGCTGGTTTATGTGTATCTTCGTCTTCATCTGTTTTCTCCAGTTTCGGAATCTTTCTCCACGCCTCTGTGTAGAGGCAGAACCTTTCATATCCATTGTCAGTCTTGTATATGAACTGCATAGACAACTTTTCTATAACCCTACCCTCAAATCTACCATTAAGAGCACATGTATGTTCTATCCAATCACCAAAGTCTGGTTGTTTAGCCAAAATTCTCTAACCCACTATCAGACTCATACAATGCATATAGATGATGTATCTGATCCTTAATCCTTAGTTTTTCTTGCTTTGCAGACAAAATTGCCATCTCTGGTGCTTTCTCTGCAATCAGTACTTCCACAACCTCATGTTGTCGTTTGTGCTTGCCCTCTAGATGTGAGAGTTTCTTGGCATAATCCATGTTAGTCCTTTCTAGCATATTGATTTAATTCGTAATGTTTACAATGAGTTTCATACATCTTCAATGAGTGTGAATCCAATAGATTAGCAAACCCATGCAAAGTTGTGTGAATATCGTCTGATGTTTGTATCCGTTGTCCGTCATACAACTGGTCGGCGTAATTCTTGATTATATCGGCAAAGTGTCCGATTTCAATGATTTCTTGCTCGATGTCGAACCTGTCTGGTTTGAATAATGCGGGCATGTAAATAACCTTTAATTAATTAGATGTACTATAATACCATCCTATAACAAGAATGTCAATACAATTTTACAAAGTAACTTGATTGGTCGGTGTCTGAACTGGCGTATCTGAATAGTGCAGTTGCAAGTTCATTTCTCTGAGGCCCACTACCACTCATCACTGCGTCTAGGAAATTCATGCACAGTATCTTACTGTTCTTGAAGTTGTCATCAGACTCACCCAATAACTCTATAAACTCTTGTTCGTTTAGTTTTGCTTTTGATTGTGTCTGTCCACCCCAATGTCTTACATATGCATCATAGAGTTTCTTGTCATAGTTATATGATGCACTCTTTGATTCAGTCAAGAACTGGGCTTCACTTGTCTTACTGCCGTATACACTTTTCTTGAATATCTTCTTTGTATAGAAGTCTACGTTACCACCACCGATTTTACCACCAGCTGCAGATGCACCCTTTACCTCACCCTGCCATGACGTAGTACCACCGAATGTTCTGAATTGTACGTCTTGTCCAGATATCTTAACATAAATGTCTTGTGAGTTAAAGAAGTCTCCTGTCTTACCATAAGTGTACCCTTCCCACTTATATGTCTCTCTGCCTGCTTTCTGTTGAGGCGTAGAGAACTCTTGTAGTTTTGCAGATGCATTTGCACCTATCTTCTTGAGTGATATACCTAAGAGTTGGATATTTCTTTTGTTACCGTCACCACCAAGTCTAAGTACCTCTCCATTGAGTTGCCCCCAAGAGTCAGTAAATTTTGCTAGTGGTGTAGATGCTGATGAGAATGTAGATGCCCAGATATCGCCAGGATTCCACTTATCATGTGAGAAACTGCCGGGCGCTTGAGCATCACCAGACGCCTTGTCTTTCTTATGACATTCTGCCTTTGCAGCGTATATTCCATTCATAAATGATGAACCACGATGGAAATGCACCTTACCAGATGCAAAATTTAGTTCACTGTACATCTTGTTTGCAGTCTTTAGATATACGTCTGATGCAACCCAATCAGCAGGGCCTGATTTTAAGCACTGGTCGAGTGTCTTGTCTGTATGTGCATATGCACCAGCTTGTTTGAGTTGTGCATCTGATACTGATTTGCATGGATGGGATGTTGCATAGTTGAATACATACGAACAGTAGTAACATTGCAATGACTCTGTTAGAGCGGTATCTGCCGCACCACCACCAGAACCAGAACCACCACCAAAGTCTGGGTCTTTGAATATCTTAGAGAACTTGACTGTGACTTCTTTTTTACCGTCTATGTAAGTAAACTCTCGTGACTTCTTATCGTAGTCTAGTCCCTTAACCTTTTTGCCAGACTTACTTGTTCCAAGAACAAAGTCTTTCTTATCCTTGATTTTAAGTTCAAAAATCTTGTCCCTAGTTTCACCAGCATATGGCCCACTAGAAGCAGTTTTGTTGAAGTCTTTTAATTGTATCGCTGGCATGGCAAATCTCCTTACATGTATTTATATCACTATGTAAAGAAACTGTCAAGCGTTGCCACCCCATATTTGTCGGCAACTCTATTTACGTTACTCTTGTTGTGTTCTACACTGTCGCCACGATGTTCGTATGGAATGGTGTCTGTAAGCGTGTAGGATAGCTCGCCTGGACGTTTAATCTTCCACTGCAAGTCTTTGTCCTTTGGATAATCTAGTGTCCATTCCATTGCAGAATGTTTTAATAACTTTCTAGATTTCTTGGTGATAGGATAAATGTATCGAAACTGTTTACCCCACACACGAGAGAACCCCAATTCACCCATATGTGCGTCTGAAGGTCTGGGCCCATACTTGGTATCCATACGGTTCATTACCTTCTTCATCTTACGTTGAATGGTTCTGAAGTGTACCTTCTCGCCCTCATCTGTGACATATACGTCACTCCATATGAATCCACCATACAGAAAGTTCGCTGCTTGATAAACGTAGCCAGGTTTGCCCACGATACCATCTGCCCATGTGTATAGAAACCTAACGTCTGGTGTGTTCTCTTTCATCCATGCAATAGTAGCACTCTGCATCTGTGACTCAGAGTTTCGGGGCATCTTATCATCCATACACATCTTACCTATCTCATAGTAGTCACATGTAGAAAGTTCTGGGAACATCTTCTTGATTGTACCCATAGGATTTGTACCCCAACCAAGCGTAAGGACACCTACCAATTCATCATCTTGGTATGCGCCCAAATAGTGCTTGGTTAGTTTTGGCATCACTGGACTATAGTGACGTTCCTGTACAAATAGGGTTGCAACCCTATAATCGACAGGTTTCATTACAATCATAAGTATTCGACTGATGATGTAATAGTTGGATTGTGGTGCGTAGTACCCTTTGGAAAGAATGTAAATGTAGTCGTTTCTTTACGAATACGTCTTACATCATCCACTATCTCTTCGTAATACGTTACCTTTTCTTCCTTAATCACACGCCTATTTTCTTCTGTCATTCAACACTCTCCTCTTTTCTTTCTTTAATCCAATTTGCAGTTTCATCTGCAAGTGACATTTGTGCATCGCCCATGATTTCATATTGAACGTCATAAAAGAATTCTTCTGCTTCTTCATTCATCCAACACTCTTCCTCAGCGTTCCAGTTACCATCAAGTTCATCTGGATGACTACTTATTGCTCGTTGAATAAGATCATCATACTCGTCCTCAAACCCATCAACCAAATCAGCACCCTCATAGATACCAATACCAAAGAAGTTTGGCATCTCATCCTCATAGGTAAAGATAGTAATCATTTCGGGGTCAAGTTCACTCAGTTCTGAGATTATGGTTTCAACACCTTGTTCTGGCGCTGACCATGCAGACTCACCAGACATATAATCGTCTTCCATATCCTCAACATAGCACCACTTTGGGCCGATGTTGTTTGTTGTCCACTCATACTTTTCGGTTTCATCGTAAGTCGGCGAACCATCCTTACCATCCACCCACATATCAGCAAACCAACTATGCAGTCCTTCATTACGAATGCGTGATTGCATCTCAACAAATCTTGCTTTTGCCTCATCGTTGATTGAACGAAAACTGAGACTCCAATGTACGTTATTCGCCATCTTGTTGATTCTCCTCTGCCCACTGTTCGTACATGGTTCGCAATACAGTGCCGACATATCCTTCGTAGCACTCTTCACTCTCAGCATAGTTGTACATTTCTGTTGCCTGCTCTTCTGTCAGTTCACCAACAAACTCTACGTCAAAATATTCACACACATCTGTCGCTGCCCAATCGTATGCAAGTGCTTCGATTTGGTCAGACAGTTTGTGCATCTTTCTCACCTCAAACGCCATAATTATTCTCCTTTCACGTTCAAATTAGATGGGTTATATTGTTCACCATTATATCCACTACCTGTGGAATTAGGGCCTGTCTCGACCCCATTGTTGCAGGCGAACACCACAACAAATAGCCCAATGCAGATATAAACAGTCGCTCGTTTACTCCACATCATAAAAGTATCAAATGTCTTTTCTGCTTCTAATTGTGCCGATTCTCTAGGTGTCATTCTGGCACCGTCCAAGGATAGCAAGGCACGATACTTTGTTTACAGTATTTTGCATTGTCCACTAATAGTATTGGAACACCCACAATAAAAAAAGTAATGATAAGGAATGCTGGTAGCAGTCCTTTAGTTGTGCAATAATTATGTTGATTACTCATGTTCTCCGCCTTTGCCTCTACCAAATCCACCAAAGAATTGTGGACGGCGCTTAGCAGTTTCAAAAGTACCAACAGTGATTGCTATTGCTCCAATCAATAGAGTGTGAAGTGCCATACTAAACACCCCCATGTACATGCTACCAACCATGATACCAAATACGATACACCACATCCACGCTAAAACTTGCATAATCATATGCCGTGTACTAAAATCTGGAATTGAACTCAATGGATTCTTCTCGTGATCCATCACTACATTCCAACTGTTGTAAATAAATTCCCTCATTGATATTACCTTTCTGAATATTATCTTTGTAGGATAGTGTGCATCAGCATCATCACGAAATTCTATTGCATCATGTATGTCATAGAACTTCTGAGATATTTTTTTATCTTTCCACCATGCTGTTACTTTATACATCACTCACCTTCTTTTGCCCGTGTCTGGGTCATTAGCTTCTTGTGTGGATAAGACTTGTAGTCCACCCTTGTTATATGCCTGTCCAATAACAACATTACCATTGTATGTTGGACGTTCTTTTTTTAAGGCATTTCCTATACCATTACCGATAGATGGAGTGGCAGAGGGACAGGGAGTCGAACCCCGCCTTACAGTTTTGGAGACTGTCGTGCTTCCGAAACACTTTCCCTCTTTGGGTTTGTATTTAGATTTGCCTTGAACATAGTCAACATACTCATCCAATGTGATAATTGGACACCGTATGGACTTTAGAAATTTGTTGTGTTGTCTCCACTGAGTTTCGTACTTCTGTGGATTAACTTTCTTCTTCTTTTTTCGTTTCGTGCTCAGACTGTTGTAGTAGACTGGCATCAGGTGCATTCCGCTCATTATATATCGCCTCCATCAAAACGTCTACCGACAAGTTGTCGATAGACTCACCATAGTGTTGCGCCAATTGACTAATGGACAGTTTGTTTTGCTTGTCTAAGTAACGCACGAATAACTGCCTTCCAGTAGTTCTGACCCCATTCAGAATCAGACTCTACACAACGCTGATATGCTCTATCAGCGTTTTCTATTAACCTAAGATAATCCATCTGTGAGTATTGATTCTGCAATATCAACTGCTTCATAACTATGACCTCCAATATGCCACTCATATTCCTCAGTAGGAACATATCCTGTCTTCCAGTTATATATAGTGAAGACAGTACTGTCAGTATCTTCCTCATCATCAGCCCAAGACGATAACGTCCTCGCTTCAACCGCCCACTCAGCATTCACCTTTTCATAAGGGTCTGCATCTGTGTAGGTTGGTTTACCAAACACTTCACAAAGGCGTAGGTATGTTGTCTTGATTGTACCCTGTAAAGAAGTACCGTTAACATTA